CATACATTGAACCTTGAATGTCCCCAAGACTTTCGAGTTGCTTAACCAATAACATTTGGTTGACTTCCTGAAGCCGAAGTAGAAATTACAGTTCCGTCAGGTCTAATTAACGGGACACGAGGTATGTTTGGATTAACAGGGTCAACTAAAATCCATGCGTTTAATTGAGCAAGATAGTCAATCCATGCTTGTTTTGCTGTATCGCTTGGCGCATTGTCGGCATTTTGTTGTGCAATTCCTTTCATATACTCAATAGAAGCATTAGCACCATTAAATAAATCTTGACGTTTTTGCGTTTCTTCTTCATCAGTCATTGGTCGGACAGACCACACATCTTTGACAACCCCGTCAACCCATGTGTATGTGGATTCAGCAACTTCAAATGTTGTTGGCGTAACATTTTGTTCAACACGTTCAAAACGTGCAAATTCAGGCGGCAAATTATCAACATCTACATCAGGATAAGCCTGAATAAAGTTGTCTCCTAAAATAGGATGTTCAAAAGGTTGACCGTCAACGATACGAATAAATAATTCCATTACAAGTTACCTGTGTTTGTTGATGGATAGCTGCGGGTTGTGCCTGGATATATGATCCTAACAATACCACCTCGGCCTGCACCGCCTGGATATTCGGTATAACTACAACAACCCAAAAATAAATACCCACCGCCACCACCGCCACCGCCATAAGAGCCACCAATACCTCCACTAGAAGTGTTGCCTTGGTTGCCGGGGCCGCCTGAAGAGCCACCACCACCACCACCACCTCCCGCAATAGATGTTGGCTGTGCGCCGCCAGCTCCACTAGAGCCTTGACCATACATAAATACACCACCACCACCGCCAGCACTACGCGCTAAACCTGCAAATTCTTGCTGACCGCCGCCGCCGCCGCCGCCTCCGTTTGTTCCCGCTGTGCCCGGAGCTGCGTAAACTCCTCCTCTGCCAGAACCAGAAGTACCGCCTCCGTTATATCCTCCAGCGCCACCACCACCATATGCGCCATCACCGCCATAACCACCGCCATCTCCAACATAATCCCCGCCGTTACCACCGCTACCGCCTTTTGTTCCGTAGCCACCCCTTACGGTAGAAACTGAAACAAAATATGAATTTGCGCCATTTGTGTTTGTGTTTAATCCACCGCTACCGCCAGCGCCAACAACAACCGTATAAGAATTTCCAGGAGTTACTGTGTAATTATTTTTGTAACCTAAGCCACCACCACCGCCACCGCTAGGAAACCCCGGAAAATAACCATTACCACCTCCACCTCCACCAATAGCTACAACAGAAACAGATGTAACTCCAGCAGGTGCAACCCATGAGTAAGTACCCGCAACTGGAAAGTCAGCTTGACCTGGCGGTGTGCCAAAAGACCTAAGATTTTGATAAACAGCTTGTAGTGCGCCACTCATGTCAAACCACTCCCAGAAATCATCCAAGTAGTTGTGTCAACTTTAATTGCAGTAGCTGAACCATATTGAGCCAATGTTCTCGTGCCAGTCGTACCAGCACTTGAAAGATACATAGTGTCAGTAGTAATTGCAATGCTAATTGAAGTTGAAGAAAGATTTATAAATGTGATGGCTGTACCAATTGCATAAGCAACAGAACTATTGGCTGGAATTGTGTAAGTTGCCGCACCAGCTCCAGAAGCATGATAAATGTGTTTACCAGAATCAGCCAACACCATTGTGTAACTGCCAGTTTGCGCATTTTGTGGAATATTTCTGAAACCAAGGCTGTTTGTGCCATCGGCTGTGCAATTGCTCAAATTTCCTGAAGTGGGAGTTCCCAAAACTGGCGTTGTAAATGATGGGCTTGTTGCCAAAGCCACCACAGTTCCACTTCCAGTTGTGGAATAACTTGTTCCCCATGCAGAACCAGTTGAATTTGCAATACCAGAAGCAGGGTATGTTTGGCTTGAAGAAGCAAAACTTAGCGTTCCGCTACCATTGGTCTGGAGGAATTGACCGTTTGTGCCATCAGCAGCGGGTAAGGTAAAACTTGTGGTTAAAGCGGTGTTAGGGCCAACCAAGTTGACCGCACCGCCTAGTGTCGCTTGAAAAGTTAACTGTCCCATAATGTTTCCTTACGCTGCAATGATTAGCTGAGAGGCGGTTAAAGCGCCTGTGCTTGGGTTGTATTTAAGTTTAGTCGAACTGACGTATTCTGTGGTCAAGTTTCCTGTGGTCACACTAGCAAACAAAGGATAACGTGTTGCATTGGTTGTTGTGTCATCAGTCACAGTCGCATAAGCCGTTGGCGTTGCCCATGTGGGTGCGCTAGAACCATTGGAAGTCAAAACTTGACCAGATGTGCCAGCCGCAGTAAATGCGTAAGCCGTTCCAGTACCGTAAGCTACAGTTCCAGCGGTCGGTGTTGCCGTGCCATTTGTGCCGCCACGATTGATCGCGATGGTTGAACCATTCCATGTGGCAGAAGTAATTGAGCCAGGGTAATCAAATGTATTGGTTGACCAAGAAACATTAGATGGAGTTTGGTCGTGTCTGTCCCATGTTCCCGCTGAAGTGGCATTGTCTAACAAAACAACAGTTGTATAACCACCAGACGGCACAGAAACAATTAACGAGCCAGATGCGTTATTTACAGTTATTGCGCCACTAGATTGGTTATTGTTAAACGTAAATATTGGGCCTTTTGGCAAAGTAGTCGCATTAGGCAATTGGAATGTTTGACCACCAGAGCCTGTAACGACATAAACAGGCGTTGAAGAAGCGGTCAAAGTAGTTGTTGTGCCAGCCGCTGCAACAGATGTAAAACCAGCAAAAAATGCGTTTCCTGTAATGTTTGAGTTGGAATCACGCAAAACAACAGAACTTGCACCACTTGATGCCGTTACGCCTGTACCGCCATTAGCAACAGCCAATGTGCCAGCCAAGGTCACAGCGCCTGTTGTGGCAGTTGCTGGTGTTAAACCAGTTGAGCCGCCACTAAATGATGAAACAACATTGCTCAAACTTGACCAAGTTGGTACGCCACCACTTAAAGTCAAATATTGACCATTTGTGCCAGCCGCCAAGAATGTCGTTGCGCCAACACCAGATTGGTAAGGAAGTGAGCCAGAAGCACCGCCAGAAAGGTTTGTAGCGGTCGTTGCTGACCCTGCGCTACCGCCAATAGACAAACCGCTTGCAGTACCCGTTAAACCCGTTCCAGCGCCATTAAATGTGGTTGCTGTGATGGTTGTGCCAGTAATTGCACCCGCTGTCGTGCCGCCAATCGTGACACCATTTAATGTACCCCCAGTAATTGCCACACTCGTAGCATTTTGGGTTGACATTGTTCCCAAGCCTGAGACTTGAGTGTTTGCAATCGCAATATCTGTTGCCGCCAAAACAGTCAGTTGACCTTGTGCGTTGACCGTAGCTGTCAGGGTCTTAGAAGCAGAGCCGTAAGCGCCAGCAGAAACACCTGTATTGGTGATGCTGAACTGATATGAACTTAGGGTCAGACCTGTGCCAGCGGTATATGTTGCCGCTACAGAAAAGTTTGACCAGTTAACGGCAGTTGTGCCAAGAGTTCCACCAGGTTGTGCTGCGCAATACCATGCAGAACCCGCCAAAGTGCTTCCAGACTCAACAAACACCAAAGCTGAAATTAAATCTGTCCATACATCTGCATCAGCGGATCGTGTCCAAGCTGTTGCAGAAGCCAAATAAATGCCGTTTTGTGATGCTGTGCCTTGGTTTTTAACCAAAACTCGATCACCAGCCACAACCGTGATGCCATCAAGCGTTTGTAAGCCTGACAGCGTGATGTTTGCAGTTGTAGCGCATAGGACTGGTTGTTTCCAAGAAATACCAGCCGCAAAATATTCTAAATAGGTCTTGTTGACCACATCTGTGCCATTTACAGGGGCTGTTGAGACTGTAGCAGTCGTAAAAGCCGCAGATGATGGCGTAGTCGCACCAATAGTCGTGCTATTGATGGTACTTGATGTAATGTTTAAGCCTGATTGGCTTGGGTTTACAGAAGCATAAAATGGCTGACCCTGCCCAATAAACGTGTTGAACGTGTTGTCAACATTAAACAATGCCTGTACGGGCAGAATGTTTTGAATTGTAGATTGTGCAGGATCAGACATAGCGCCTCTTAAGATTGATCAGCGGTAGCAGTCACATAAACGATGGATGGGCCAGCAGCCGATCCGATCAAACGGACGTAAAAAGGCGTTGTAGGCACAGCCAAGACAATTGGAGTTGTCATAGATGCTGGCAATACAAAATCGCCTGTAGTAGAACCGCTAACTGGAAACACAGCAGCGCCCATGTTGACATCACCAGTTTTCACAGCAACAGGAACTGATCCTGTATTCAGAAAGGAGGCGTAGTTAACTTGGTCGTTTGTGTTGTCATCAATTGGTATAGCGATTGTGGAGGTTGCCGTCACCGAAATGGCGGTTGTAACTCCAGCGGTGCGAACTACTGATGTATTAGCCATGATTAGACAACATTAGCAGGGATAGGTGAATCTTCGCAAGACTTCACGGTGATCAACATTGTGGCCGCGGCTTGAGTCACAGAAGAGCCTGTCAAGTTAAACAAACGAACAGTAACTTGGTTATCTGTGTTTGTGTAAACATTGCCAATACCAGTTCCAACAGTCATTGCGGCATCAATTTGTGCTTGAACAAAGTCTGAGGCTTTAACACCAGGAACAGAAATGTTCACTTCTGTGGTTGTTGTGGAAAAAGTTGTGCTTGGGAAAGTCACTTGCACAATGGTTTGTGCCAAGACGTTTCCACGGGAAATTGTCGTTTTTGACATGATGATTCCTTTTCAAGAATAGTTAAATTGTAACGCTAAATAAAGAAAAAGCCACCCCTTTGACAGAGTGGCTTTGTTCTGTTTTTATCCCCGATTAAAACTCGGAGAAGTCGTAACCGTAAACGAAAATGTCAACAGTACCGCCAGCGACGGCTGTGCCAACCTTTACATACAGGGTTTGTGCTGACAAGTTAGCATTCTTAGTTGCGGACACAACAGTTGAGTTGGTCACATAAGCTGAAGAAGTGTTGCCTGTCAAAGAAGCGTTTGTAACGATCTCTGTACCTGTACCAGCGGGTGCTGTCCAGATTGCCAAAGCACCGCCACTAACGTCTTTGTTAGCGTTGGTGATAGCAACATTGGTTACAGCGTAGCTGGTTGTGTTGTTAACAGGGAGAGTTACAGAAGCATCACCCGTTTGGCCGATAGGCACGGCGCTGGCGTAAGCCAACAGACGAATTGCCTGATTTGTTGCCAAATTAGATGGGTGAATCGTTGTGGTACTTGCTGGGCCTGGATTTGCCATGATAATTTCCTTAAATGAAGTTGATAACGGGGGATGTTTAGTCCCCCTTGACCATTAGGCGGCTACTCGGCAAGCGAGTTCAGGGTACAGAGGCGCCCAGCCATACAGAACGTCCAAACGTGTAGGAATGGAGTCATTGTTGATGGTGTACTGACGCACAACACGCATTGACAAACCGATTTCCTTATCGCTTGCACGACCAGCAAAATGCACACCTTCAGGCAATTCCAGATCGGCTACTGCCAATGTGAAAGCGTTGCGGTGCATGATGATGTTCTGGGGAGAAACAGTACCAGTCTTGTTGAAGAAAGACACAGCGGCTGTGGTGCTAGATGATGGGATTGACACGTTCTGGAATTGACCAGCGGTAATCACAGCAGGGCTAACAGTCACTTGCATTGTGCCGTCAGTTGCGGTCACAGCAGACTTCACAACAAAGTTGCGCAGTTTGTTTGTGCCGTAGGCTTGACGATTTTGGGGGTTAACTGCGTACACGCCAGCAATCTGGAATGTGTCACCAGCGTTCAAAGCAACAGTACCAGTAGCTGTCAATGTGATTGTGCTAGAAGAAGCCCAACCTGTTGACAAGAAACCAGCGGCTGCTGTTGTAGAACAGACGGCTGTACCAGCGAATGAGCCAAAAGTTTGGCTTACCACGTTCTGATCCATCTTCCAGTTCATACCAGCAGAGTCACGGCCCATCAAGCCCTTACGGTATTGCTCACCGATGGCTTCTTGAGGAACGAACAAACCCTTCAGGCTGTCCACGATTGTTGCGCTTGTGAAAGGCTCAACGATACATGAACGACGGCCGTCACGGGGTGCGCCTTCAGAGTCAAGGTAAGCACCAGCGGTCAAATAGGTGATCAAACCTGTGGGGGGTGTACCAGCAGTACCAACGATATTGGCTGTGTTCAGAGTGGCCATAGCCATACCGTCACGGTCAATCTTGTTAGCGATAGCGGCAATAGCGGGCTTCAACACGCGGTCAGAGAACATATCCAAGGACAGAGCCAAGTCTTGTGTTGTGAACTGTGTGTCAACGTGGAATTGAGTGGCAAGAGTAACGGGAACTGATGTCTCGTTAAAGTCTTCAACATTCAATGCTGGGCCAGTAGTACCGATGAAACGACCAGGACGGCGGACGTTTACGGTGTTACCGATTTTTGCGCCTACGACAGCGAATTGGTCGTCATAGTTGCGGTCTACTTCTGAAGTGAATGTTAATTCGTTCTCTAAAACCATTAGAGCTTCATTAGTAATTTTTGAAATCGTCAATAAATTGTTACTCACGATGTACTCACTTTCTTTGCTTAATTAATACTAAAAGATTAGGTTTACCGAATCTTCCCAGATTTGCGTGCGGCCTTCCAAGCCTGATATGAACCATGAAACTCGCCATTGGCGGAAATCGGTACATCTGGCTTACCTTGCCCACCACGAATCGGTTGAATCGGTGTCGGTGCTTTACTTCTCACAACAGGGGCTGTTTGCTCAGGTTTAGATTCAAACCTAGCCTCCAGTTTTCCAATCTCTCTAAGCGCTGCATTTGGGCTTAAACCAGCGATTTTTTTGGCAAGGTCGTTGTTTTCAGCTAGGTGATACAGGATTCTTGGGCCTACATCACTCTCCAGAATTGCATCTCGGACTGCGTTATTCACGACAACATCACTAGATGCGACCAAATCATCAAAATCGGGCAATTCCGCTTTAGCCGCCTGAACTTTCTGCGCCCAAGATTCGATGACCTTTTGTTGCGCTTCTTGCTCTTTAGCCAAGGCTTGTTGCCTATCCCGTTCAGCCAACGCTCTTTCTGTTGAAAACTCTGCTAGAGCCTTCGCATACTCAAACGCATCGCTGAACTGGCTTGGTTGTGGCTCTTGATCAATATTAACGGCCTGTTGAGGCTGTTTCTGTTGCTCTAGTGCCGCCAAACGCTGTTCTAAATCTAACCTTGCTTGGCGCTCTCGCTGGGCTTCTTGCCTAGCTTCCTCGCGTTGCTTGGTTATCTCTGAAAACCGCTTTTCAAGTTTAGGATTTTGCTTACGCTCACCCTCTTGGTTTGCTTCCTTTTCTGCCTCTTTCGGTTCACTCTGTTCTTCCTGGACTTCTGGCTCGGTTTCTTCTACCGCCTCAGTATCCGCAGGGGATTCAGCTAAACCTAATCTGTTTGCATAAAATTCTGCTGCATTTTCGCTTGTCAATACATGACCCGCTTCTTTATCGGACATACGTATCCCTACGATTAAGCCCTGTGAACCTCACAGGTAAGGTGTGGTTAATCTACCACAAAATTATTTAAATTCAAATAGCCCGTTCAGTTGTCTCTGCACTAGCATTTTTTAACGAATTTCTGTCCATGTGCGCCAACAAAAGGGCTACTTGCGCTTTCATTTGCTCAATTTCAAGCTGAGTCTGCGTTTTCAGGACTGTATCGTGCGCCTGACCATCAACTTTGATGCGCATTTCATCACGGTCGCTCTGCTCACGCAATTCAATCTCATGGGCGCGGTTTGTCTCTTTAATCAAAGTACGCTTAGTTTCTGCGTCCTGTTTGACTTGCTCAACGTCTTGACGCTGTTTAATGAGCATCTGCTGTGACTGAAGCGCTTGTGTGAGTTCCTGAATCTTCTTCTGCGACATAGCCAGTTGCATTTGAATTTGAGGAGGAATCTTAGACTTATCGTCAATTTGTGCCATTGGGTTGGCTGCGGCAAGGCGGTCAGCAATGATGTCAGCACCAGGCCAATCCATGTTGCGGAACACCAAATCACCAGCAATGTCCATTAGCTTGGGGGCAGCAGACATGAGTGGCAACATATTGTCCACAGCTTCCTGACGCTTGCTGTTGTAGCCAGGGCCTGTCTCCATCACCACATCGTATTGACCAACGCTAATGTCGTTTAACACACGACCCACAGAGTCACGCTGGTTGATGGTCAATAGTTCTGGCTTGCCGTCATCTCCAATGATGCGCATGACACGCTCTGTGTCGTAAATCTTGGGGATTAAATCAAGGCAAATTTTGCCGATGTGGGCAATAGAACGTGTCAGGTTGTCGTAATAATCAAAGTTTGTCAGGTCAACTTGTTGTTGCTGACCGTTCAATGCCTTGCCTGAAATGTTGCCTTGACCAAGCTGTGCAGGGTCAAAAATGCCCATGATTGTTTTAATGTCGTTATCCACACCAGCCGCTGCTGCCATAACGCCAGTTGGAGGCGGCTCTGGTTGCATTCTTGTTGGAGGAGGCGCTGGGCGACCATCAATGTCGGTTTGCTTGTAGCGCAAGACAGGGAATGACCTTACGTTAGCTTGCGCCCAATCATTTTCGTGATTCTCGTCTTGACCTTCTGCCATGATCCACTTGGCTTTAGGCGCAAGTGCAACAGATTCTGTAATAGAAGTCTGCCAGAAGTTGTACATACGCTGTGGGTCTTTGGCATAGCGAATCATGCCAAACTTCTTGCGCTTGTCACCAATAACGATGTGGCGACCATAAACGGGGACAATAGGGATGTATTTACCAGCCCAATCACGTTCCTCAAGAATCTCAACCGCAGTCATCTTGACATACTTGATTGTTTTCTTGAATGAATCACGCTTATCCACCACGGTAATGCCGTAAGCCTCAAGACGCTTAAAGAAGTCTTTGTCATCAGCAAATGTCGCTGAACCATCACTCAAAAGGTACAAAGAAGCCTTTTCCCTGACTGTGTAGTAATACTCAGCAAGGCGAATGTCCTCTTTGGTAATCCACTCAGACTGAGAGTCGCCA